GAGCGCTGCCAAGCGATTGGCGCGCGCTTTTAAGTTCGCACACAGGGTCGGTGGGTCCAGGCAGCTCGCACTCTTGCGGATGGCCCTGTGCCACCTCGCATTCGGCGCGCCAAAGAAAGCGATCCTATCTCGGGCCACTGGCTCGAGCTTCAATATGGATGGCTGCCTCTGCTTCAAGACGTCAAGGCGGCTGCTGAGCTTTTGGCTCATCAGCTGAACGTACCTTTTCGAAAAAGGTACCACGTCCAGAAGCGTCTCGAGCTCACTTCGGAGAGTTCTACTCTGCGTAGTATGGGGACTACATGTTGCCCGATTACGTCCACTACGGTCCGAGCTACGAGGGCGTCTACCAAGACGCAGCTCTATGCCATCACGGCCTATGTGACCGAAGCACCGACGATTCCTCAGCTTCTTGGGCTGACGAATCCAGCGAGCGTGCTATGGGAGAAACTCCCGTACTCGTTCGTTGCTGACTGGTTCCTACCGGTCGGCCAGTGGCTCGATGCCCGCGGATTTGCGTCAGATCTTGTCGGGACCTTCGTGGTGTCCGACCTGCGCAAAGGCATCCGGCATGTTCCGGATATCTCCGCTTATAGCGCCACGATCAATCCGGGTCAAGGTAACCCGATTCCGTGGACCGATCTGTCTTTCACGAGGACAGTCTCGGCTTCGCTATCTCAGTTCGTGCCCATGCCAGAGTTCAAACCGCTAAACCAGGCTCTCACCTGGAAACACGCGGCCAACGCTGTGGCTCTACTGGTCCAGAGATTCGGGTCCTCCGGGACCCGCAAGCTCTTTAAGGACTAACCCCCCACCCCGTTGCTAAGTCTTAGCACGGTAACTGTGAAAAGGTCAGAAGGACAATGTCCCAACTGGCAAACATCACCGCATTCGACGGTGCAGGCACCCCGGTTTCGCACACCCTCGTGGGCGAGCAAATCGAGAAGCTGTCTGATGGCACGATTCTGGCGCGCTGGAAGGAATCCCTTACCGGGGTTCCCGACTACGCCCAGGTCCGTGTCTCGATGTCCAAGCGGAAGCTTCCCTCAGGGATCTTCCGAACCTCCATCCGGTGCGAAGTGCCGGTGATGGAGGCCGTGGCCGGCAACAACGCCGCCGGCTACACGGCGCCACCCAAAGTGGCGTACGTGAACACGGTTGACATCGTGGGGTACTTCCATGAGCGTTCGCTGATCGCCGAGCGCCGCCTTGTGCGGCAACTCGCGATCAACGTCGCCGGGAACATCTCCACCAGCGTGGCAGCCGCGACAACGGGCTTCGCGCCCGAACTCGTGGACCAACTGCTGACTCCCACCTGACCGCGTTGGTCTAGGTGGCCCTGCTTAGGCAGGTGTACTCCCTTGTTCTTACTCTTATGGAGCACATATGCGTAAACTTGCGCATTGGACTGAGGAGTACACGGAATCGGAGTCTCTCGATCTCCTCCGTGAACTCGCCCGCACCCACGCAGAGCTCTCCGGTCCATTTCGGGAGCGGCTTCTCGCCGCTATCCGAGATTCGGACTTTCGAGCTATTTGCGAAGTTGAGGTGGCGTATGACGCCCCCGGCCTCACGGCCGAAGAGGCGTACCACGCCAGGCAAGCTCGCAGCTTCTTCGAGAAGCTAGAGCCCCTCGACCTTGGCGTCAGTCGTGAGACTGTTGCCAGGTTGAAGTTCCTCGACTCCGAGCTGAAATGCAAGCAGGTGAACGAGCTTTTTCGTAGGCGCACTGTTGGGCATTCTTTTTCGCCCAAGCTGGAACGTGTTCTTCACACGGCCCGGCAGAAGATAAGTGCAATCCTCGGGAAAGTTCCGACGCTTGACCGACTTGAGTATCGGTTCGGCCCAGGTGCGACAACCGCCACGACGCGAAAAAACGCGTCACTCCGACATAAACTGTCGGATGGCGTACACTGTAGCGAAGAGCTCTACCCTTTGGCTTTACCGCTTTTAAGGGAGATGCCCGGGCTCTGTGAAGCCGCCGCAACTAGCATCAGATACGACTCCGAAGAGGAGCCGGATTTTGATGAATGGCCTGAAGACATCCGTGAGGATGTTCGTCAGGACTGGTTGCGTCGCCGGTATACGGCTGGCGTCACATCCTATGAAGTTCCGATCCATGTTGTGGACGGCTACCTTCATTTCGTCCCGAAGTCCTGGAAGACGTATCGGTCGATCGTTGTTGAGCCCGTGCTGAACGGACTCTACCAGCTTGCGCTGGGCGATCATATGACCAAACGTTTAGCTCAGGCTGGGGTGGACCTGCGTGATCAGTCTCTGAACCAGAGACGGGCCATGCAAGGTTCTTTACGAGGGGATTTAGCTACCCTCGACCTGAGTAGTGCGTCAGACTCGATTGCTATCGAGGTTGTCGCTGCTCTCCTTCCGCTTGACTGGTATCTCACCCTCGCGAGAGGGCGATCCGGTCACGTGGTCGACCGAGTCATCGGCCGCATCACACTGCAGAAGTTTTCCAGCATGGGAAACGGTTATACGTTCCCTTTAGAGAGCTTGATCTTCTATGCTCTCTGCCACGCAGCGCTGGTTGAAGACCGGCAAGGCGTGTCGAGCGACGAATGGGTCTCCGTGTACGGAGACGACATTATCGTGCCGACGGAAAATGTTGACTTCGTTGTTGAGGTGCTCACGCACTTTGGCTTCTCAGTCAACGGGAGTAAATCGTTCTCGTCAGGCCCCTTCCGGGAGTCCTGCGGAGCTGACTACTTTCGGGGATTCGATATCCGCCCTTACTACCAGAAGACCTGGGTAAGTGCGCGGACCCTGTTCTCCTTGCACAACTTCTACGTGCGGAGACACCGTTACGATCTGGCTGAACGGGTGAAGCAATTCATCCATCCGGCGCTTCAGATCTACGGGCCAGACGGTTACGGCGACGGCCACCTCCTCTCAGAGGATCAGGGCCTGAGGCGTAAACCGTCCCATCGGGATGATGGGTATGGCGGGTATGTGTTTGATACCTTTACTCTCAAGGGCCGCCGCGATTACTCGCCTAGGCTCCCAGGAGATAAAGTCCTCAACCAGTACGCGATTTACCGTCGCGCTGGCCAGCCGCTTCTACCTGACCCAACTACGAGGTCGGGAAAGCTCCTCTCGGAATCCCTCCTCAGGGGCTCCGTGTTTAGGGTGCTGGATGAGGTTACGCCGCTGCCGGAGTTCCAGTCGGAAGACGGGGACTTTCTGAAAGCGACGGACTTGCCCTCGCAAGGCGAGACCGAGAAGGCGTACAA